TGATGTTAAAAAACTTGATGTTGATGGGCAAACCTTAACAGATATTATTGTTCAAGGTGTATCATTTACATTCGAAAACAATGTAGCAAGAGTAGGTAGAGATGCAAATGGCGATGCAGAAAGTTATGCTTTTGGTATCCCATCAGTAAACATTACTGGTGAATTATCTGTTCTATATGATGGTAATGTAAACTTTGCAGCAACCAAAAATATATTACAAGATTTTATTGATGGTAAAACTGCAACATTAAAACTACAACAAGGTGATGGTACAGTAGACGCAGGATCCCTTGGAGAGATGAACATTGAATGTGAAATCTTTTCAACAGCAGTCAATCTTGATGCAAATGCAGATACTGGTGCAGTTATCACAATCCCATTCAAGGTAGTTCAACCTACTGATGATAATGGTGATGCAAGTGGAACAGCATTTAAGTTTGAATATAATGACAAATTCGCTTCAACATCTTGGAGTTAAAAGGAGTAACACATGAAGGTTAAAATGTACGATAAAGAATGGGAAGTTAATAATATATCCTATGGTGATAAAAGACATCTTTGGAAACTAAGTGTATTAGCATTTGATGAAGGAAATGTTAATAAAAGTGAATATTATGATCTCCTAAGAGAAGTAGAAAAAATATCAGGTCTTACTGAAAAAGATTATGTGAAAAAAGATAAATCTGAATTAAGTATGGCACAGATAGATTTACTTCTTCAAGAAGTCTTTACAAACTATATGGGATTAAACCCAAAAGGATAATAGGACTTTGTTGTTATGTGTGGTTTTCTCAACTTGGATTTCCACACATGACTTTAGAGTTTCCATACAAAAGGCAAAGTCCTGTTACTAAAAGATTAAAGACCTATAAAAATATAAAACAGGTATGGGAAGAAATTGAATTGTTGGTTGAAAACTGGCAAGATAGTCGTTTTACATTAGGAAGAAATTTGTACTTCCACTTGCCACTATTCATGAATCCTAAATGGATCATCAATGATGACGATTATGATTTGATGAAACAATACATTTGGACAAAAGAATTTAATATTCCTATGGCACAAGATTTAGATAGTGCAGATGCTTATAGGTTAGAAATTTTTGATAATATAAGACAAGAACTTAACGAGATAACTAAATATATGAGTGAGAAACATGGCAGATAGAAGAATAAGATTATTAGTACAAGCAGAAGTAAAAAGAGCCATAAATGATTTAGACAAATTAGAAAAGCAGACTGATGACAATAAACAATCTGCAGATGAATTAACTTCTACATTTAAAAGTTTATTTGGTGCAGCAGTATTGGGGGCAGGTGCAAGAAGTGTTATACAAACAGCAAGTAATTTTGAGAGTTTACAAACAAGACTTGTTGCATTAAAAGGAAGCACAGAAGAGGGTGCTAAAGCATTCAATCAGTTTACAAAAATTGCAGCAACAACACCTTTCCAAGTACAAAATGTTGTAGAAGCAGGTGCTACACTTGAAGCATTTGGTGTAAGTAGTGAAGATTCTCTTAAATCAATTGCTGACTTAGCAGCATTTATGGGTACAGATATTGTAGATGCAAGTGCTGCATTTGGTCGTGCTTTTGCAGGTGGTGCAGGTGCTGCTGACATACTTCGTGAAAGAGGTATTTTGCAAATTATTAAAGATGCCGAAGGCATACAAGATCTTTCAAAACTAACTTTACCACAGTTTAGAGAAGCCCTGGAAAGAGCAATGACAGATCCTGATGGAAAGATTGCAGGGGCTACAGATCTACTGGCTTCAACATTCCAAGGTAAAATTTCTAATATGCAAGACTCCATTGATAATTTACAAAATGCTATTGGGAGTCAGTTTTTAGGTGGCTTAGGAGATGTTGCAGTTAAAGTAGGTGAGGTTGCAAGAGAAATAGGAACTTTTGTTGAAAACTTGTCAGATGACAATCTTGATGACATTAAAGACTTTGGTTTGACAATAGGAACTTTAGCAGGTGCATATGGATTGCTCAACATATCAGTAATGATTGGTAATGCTGCTTTAGGATTGTTTTCAAAAAGAGTAGCAGTTATTTTGGTTGCTTTTGAAGCAGTCAATACTGTTATCAAAAATTTGTCTTTGGTACAAGAAAAGACTCTTGAAGCAAGAATAGCATTTAATGAATTTTTATTAGAGCAAGAACAAAGAACACCAAATTTAGTTGCTGGTACAACAGCAAGTATTCAAGCAAGTATAGATCAATTCAAAGGTCAGTTAGATGAAGTGAGAGCATTAAACGAAGGTATTTCTTTTGAAAAAGGTGTTTTTGCTTCTATGTTGTTTGGTGATGATGAAACAGTAGATGCAGACAAAATTAAAGAAGATATTGAAACAGTTACAAATGCAGTAACAGATGCCACTGATCAAGTAATTGCAGCAGAAGAAGACAACCAGGACAAGAAGAAAGAAACTGAAAAAATTGAAAAATCAGCACATCAAAAAAGAATTGAACAAAATCTTGAAAGTGCAATAATTCAAGGACAATCTGCGAAACAGGCTGGAGTTTCAGTCATAAAGGCTGAGGTAGCAAAATCTACTGCTGCTTTAATTACAAAGATTATGCAAAGTGTTCCATTTCCTTTGAACTTAGCCTTAGCAGCAGGTGCAGGTAGTATGATTGGTCAAGTAACTGATCAATTATTTTCTTCTTTTGCAACTGGTGGTTCATTTATCACAAAAGGAAGAACTACACTACCTATTGGAAGTGGAGTAGTAGTAGGAGATAATGCAAGTGGTATGGAACGAATTGATGTAACACCATTACCAGCACCACCAACAACCGAAAGAAATATAACAATTAATATATCAGCACCATTGGTAGATGAAACAGTTGTTGATACAATAATCCCTGCTATAAGGAGAGCAGAAAAACTAAACTTATGAATGTAACAAAAAGAACAGCAAGTGTATTTTTAGGTAAAAAATTTCATGGTACAAAAAAGATGAGTACCAAGGATAGATTAAAAAAAAGAAAGATAAAGATAAGGAGATTTTAAGGTGGAAGTTAGTAAAGACAGCAAATTTACATTTAGTTTAGAAACATTGATTTCTTTAGCAGTTACTATCTTTATGGTTGTGGGTATGTGGTTTACTTTACAAGCAGATATAAAAGAAGCAAAAGAAATGCCAAAACCTGAAGTAGGTCGAACAGAATACGATTTAAAAGATCAGATGATTAGAAATACAATTATACAAACTGAAAAAGATGTAGAAGAAATAAAAGAACAACAAAAAGAAATGCGTCAAGATGTAAAAAATATTGAACGAATGATGATGCAGAAATGAGAGATATAGATGACAAAATTTTATGGACTATATGGTGTATTATTTGGATTGGCTTTGCTATCTGCACCATTATTATCGCAATCTAAATTAAAAGATTTACAACAAGTACAATTACTTAGTCAAGATGATTGTGTGATTGTTCAAGTAAATGCAGATTGGAATGCAAATGCTAACCTGAATTTAAGCAAGTTAAAAAATTGTAAAGTGTTCAATGCAAGTATTGACAACAAAGAATATGGATCAATTATTGCTAATGAATGGAATATTAAATCTGTTCCTACAATAATTATGTTTGAGTATGGAAAAGAAATAAAACGATTTGAAGCAGGGTTATCATTTAACCTTGATGAAAGTAAAATAAAAAAACAAATAAATGACGAGATAGATGAAATAATGTTAAGGAGATTCCAATGATGTATTATTTAAGTTTGTTTTATAAACAAATATTAGGTTGCTTATTATTAATTAGCACTTTATCTGCACAAGACTTTTTTAAGTTTAGTACAATATATGGTGCATATAGTTTTAGCAGTCCAGTAACAAAAGAATTACAATATCAAGTATCAGGTGGGCAACTACAAGAACTTCAAGAAGAATTAGATGACCATACAATTATGACTTTTGGTATTAGAAAGTTAGCACGATTTGGTTACGAGAACAAACCTGAAGTATGGTATACTGGTAAAGAAGCACCCATTAACGAAAGTGTTGCTATTGGTAATGTACCTACTGGTTGGGAATATGTTATTGAGTATTCTGATCATAAGGAGTTTGGGGAAGAATTTGTAAATCAACAATATATGCTTAGGTATTTAGGTAAACATTTTTTGGTAAAAGCAAATTACGATTCAAGGGGCTTGGAAGATATAGAGTTCGCAGGTTTAGATTTTAGATTTAAAAAAGACTTTGGTAATCTTGCATTATCATTAGGTGTTTCAGGAAGAAGCCACCCTGCCTATTTAGATTTTAGACCAATAGATTTGTGGTGGGACGAACAAGGTATTGATACTGGGGAGTTTATTCCCTTTTGGGAGTTTGCATACTTTT